CTTCGCGCCATCTGCCGTGAAATGGGCAAGGCGGAAAGTTCGGTTCGGTATTGGCTGCACAAGGACGAGCAAGCATTCGCGCATTCCGCACGCGCGCGCGAGCTTGGCTGTGATGCGCTGGCCGACGAGTGCCTTGAGATCGCGGACAAAGCATCGACCGACGCGGTTGCGGCGGCTGACAAGCGCATTCGCATCGACACACGGCTTCGGCTGATCGGCAAGTGGTCGCAGCGTTATTCGGACAAGGTGACGGTCCAGAGCGAAAGCACGGTGACGCACAAGCATGACCTCGGCAACCTCAGCACTGGCGAGCTTGAGCAGCTTGAAGCCATCCTTGCCAAGTCTGAACGAAGTGCGGGCAACGCTGGCACAGCGCTCCCTTCTTCGGTTCACTGAATACACAAACCCGCAATACCAGCGCGCCCAGCATCACGCGCAGATCGCGGCCAAGCTGGAGGCGGTAGAGCGCGGCGAAATTGACCGGCTCATGATCTTCATGCCGCCGCGTCATGGCAAATCAGAACTGGCCTCGAAGCGGTTTCCGGCGTGGTGTTTGGGCAGGAACCCGACGCGCCAGATCATCGCTGCCAGTTACAACAGCGACCTTGCCAACGACTTCGGGCGCAATGTGCGCAACATTGTGGCGGAACCGGAGTTTGGCCAGGTATTCCCCGGCGTTGCGCTGGCAGCAGACAGCCAAGCAGCGAACCGGATGAACACGAACCACGGCGGCGCATATGTCGCGGCGGGTGTGGGAACGGCGGTAACAGGGCGCGGCGCTCACATTGCCTTGATTGATGACCCGTTCAAGGACCGCGAGGAAGCGGACAGCGAACGGCGGCGCAACACGGTCTGGGATTGGTATCGCTCGACGCTCTACACGCGATTGATGCCGGGGGGCGCAATCGTGCTGATCCAGACACGCTGGCATGAGGACGACCTTGCAGGGCGCTTGCTGGAACAGGAACCGGACCAGTGGCAGGTGCTGGAGCTTCCTGCGGTTAGCGACACTGGACAGGCTCTCTGGCCGGAATGGTACGACAAGCCCGCGCTTGACCGGATCAAGGACACGATTGGCCCGCGTGAATGGTCGGCGCTGTACCAGCAGAAGCCGCAACCAGACGAAGGCACGTTTTTCCGGCGCGAGTGGTTCCAGACTTGGGGCAAGCTTCCGGCGCTGCGGTACTACGGCACAAGCGACTATGCCGTGACGGATGGCGGCGGTGATTACACGGTGCACCGGCTTTGGGGCATTGCGTCAGACGGCGATGTGTACCGCGTGGACGGTTGGCGCGGCCAAACGACTTCGGACCAATGGATTGAGGCCAAGCTCGACCTGATCGCCAAGTACAAGCCGCTAGCGTGGTTCGGTGAAGGCGGTGTGATCCAGAAGGCTATCGAGCCAATGCTTCGGCGTCGGATGCGAGAGCGCAACGTCCATTGCCGGTTGGAATGGCTTTCGAGCGTATCGGACAAGCCGACGCGGGCCAGATCGTTTCAGGCGATGGCAGCAACGCAGCGGGTGTTCTTTGAGCCGGGCGCGGACCTGTCAGAGTTTCTGGTGTTCCCCGCTGGCAAGCATGACGACGATGTAGACACCGCGTCCCTGATCGGGCGCGTGATTGACCAGGCGCACCCGGCGATTGTTCGGGCGCAGCAAGAAAAGCCGCCGCGCGACCGCTGGAACCGCACAAGAGACGAGGAGGTCAGCAATTGGAAGATCGCATGACCCTCGACGACGACCTTTACGTTCTGGTCCGCCAGTTCGAAGCATCGGAAGACAGCACCCGTGAGGCGCGTGACCTTTCGGAGCGGTGCCGCGATTACTTCGATGGCAAGCAGCTTACGGCGGATGAAGAAACGGCGCTGAACAAGCGCGGACAGCCGCCTGTGGTGTTCAACGAGATCGCGCCCAAGGTTAAGACGCTTCAGGGGCTGGAAAAGCAGACCCGCAAAGATCCGAAGGCATTCCCGCGCAATCCGGCTGACCAAGCGGCGGCTGATGCAGCGACGGACGCCATTCGCTTTGTGTGCGATGCCAGCAACTGGGATGACAAGCGCTCGGCAGCCGGGCGTAATCTGATCGTGGAAGGCACGGGCGCGGTCTTTGTCGGGGTGAAGCAGACCCGCGACGGCATCGACCCGGACATTCGCAAGCTGCCGTGGGACCGGTTCTACTTCGACCCGCACAGCGCAGAGGACGACTTCACCGACGCGGCCTATAAGGGCACCGTGGTCTGGATGGACCTGACCGACGCGCGCCAGAAGTATCCTGAGGGCGAGGAAGCCCTTGTCGATACGTGGAAGGGCGCAGCGGACGCGAACACGTATGACGACCGGCCCAAGTGGAACCTATGGGCGGATTACAAGCGCCAGCGGGTTCGGCTGTGCGAGCATTACTGGCGCAAGGGTGGCGTCTGGCATTACGCGATCTTCACGAAGGGCGGGTTCGTGGTGCCGCCGCAGCCTTCGCCCTATCTGGACGAGATGGGCCAGCCTGAGTGCCCGATCCACGCCATCAGCCTGTACGTGGACCGCGACAACAACCGCTACGGCGAAGTGAAGGCGATGCTTTCGCCGCAGGATGAGATCAACAAGCGCCGGTCGAAGGCTCTGCATATCGTGAACACGCGGCAGGTTCGCGTGTCGCCTGCAACGGGCCTTTCGCCTGATGCGGTGCGCAAGGAGCTGGCCCGACCCGATGGCATTTTCATGGGCGAGCAAGGCGATGTGGAGGTTCTTCAGACCTTCGATATGGCGCAGGGCAACCTGAACCTGCTTCTGGACGCGCGGGAGCATATCCAACGCACCGGGGCGAACAGCGCCATGGCTGGCAAGGATGTAGGCGCGCAATCTGGCAAGGCCATCGCGTTGCAGCAGATGGGCGGCATGACGGAGGCAGCGGACTTTCTGGACTGCGTCCGCCGCCTGTCGCTGTCGGTTTACCGGGCAGTGTGGAACCGGATCAAACAGCACTGGAAGGAACAGCGCTGGATTCGCGTGACGGACAACGAGAGCAACGTGCGGTTTGTGGGCTTCAACCGGCCCGTGACGATGTTGCAGGCGATGGCCCAGCAGATGGGCGTAACCAAGGAACAGCTTCCGCAGATCGAACAGGCCGCGCAGGCTGGCGACGAACAAGCGGCGGCCATCGTGCAGGAGCTTCGGGCGTTCGCACAAGACCCGCGCTCGCAAATGGTTGTGGGCACTGAGAACAGCGTTGCCGAGACGGACGTTGACATCGTGATGGATGAAGGCGTCGATACCCCGACCATTCAGGCGGAACAGTTCGAAGTGGTGGCCAAGATGCTGCCAGGAGCGCCGCCGCAGCTTCAGCCGGTGCTGTGGAAAGCCTTGTTCAAGAACAGCGCCTTCCGCGACAAGGATGAAGTCATCAAGGCAATGGAACAGCCGCCCGCGCCGGAACAGGCCATGATGCAAGAAGTGCAGATGGCAGGTGCAAAGGCTGAGGTCGAGAAGACCCAGAGCGAGACGGCCAAGAACATGGCGCAGGCTGGCAAGATGGAAGCCGACGCGATGCTGTCTGGTTACAGCGCCGGGCTGGCTGCTTGAAGCAAGAGCCGTGGCCCCGCTTTGAGGCTGCGGAAGTGATCGAAAACGGGCGCGCGATTGCTGTCCTCCTGCGGGAGTTCGACGGCACGATAAGCGCGATCCGCATACCGATTGAGCAATTGGCAGATTGAAGTTTCATCGTCGCGATGACGAAGAACCCGCCGCCGGGGACCGGGCGTAAGGTGCCGCCGACCTTATGGGCGTTGTGAGTGCAACCATGGAAAAGAGCCTTGACGATCTCCTGAACGACGAAGACACCGCAGACACCGTTGAAGCGGTGGCCAGCGACAATGGCCATGTGACCATTGCGCAGCCGCGTGACGACACCGGGCGATTTGCACCCAAGGAAACGGGCGTGGAAACGCCGCAGCCGGAACAGGTTGCGGAAACGGTGCCGCCGACCGCCGACAGGCTACCTCCTGACACGTTCAAGGCAGTCAAGGAAGAACGCGAGAAGCGCCAGACGCTTGAGCGCGAACTGGAAGCACTGCGCAAACAGATTGAGGCGCAGCAGAACCCGCCCGCCCCGCCGCCTTCCGTGTGGGAAGACGAACAGGCTTACGGCGGTCACATCGTTTCGCAGGCAGTCCAGCAGGCCACGTTCAACGCCCGCCTGGACATGTCGGAAATGATGGTTCGCCAGACGAACCCGGACTTTGAAGACATGAAGGCCCGGTTCCTTCAGATGGCGGAAATGAACCCTGCCCTGCGCCAGCAAGCGCTGGATGATCCGCACCCGTGGAACAAGGCTTACACCATCGCCAAGAACGCGGCGACGATGGAAGAACTTGGCGCGACGGACATCGCAACGCTGAGAGCCAAGATCCGGGAAGAGCTGGCGGCAGAGATGCAGCAGCCCAGCGCCCCGGCATCGATCATTCCTCCTTCGCTTACGAACGAGCGCAACGTTGGCAGCCGGTCTGGCCCCGCGTGGGCTGGCCCTAAGCCGCTTTCGGACCTGCTCGGCTAACGAAACCCGATTCCTCGTCGAGATGACGCGGCAATCCCATAGATGGATTTTTCACCATGGCAGACACTACCCCGGCCACTGGCCTTGTTGTTCAGCAGTGGGAAGACAAGTTCTTCACCGAATACCTGCATGACGGCGGTTTCAAGCCCCTCATGGGCACGAGCGAAAACTCGGTCATTCAGGTCAAGGAAGACCTGACCAAGAAGTCCGGCGACAGCATCACGATTGCCCTCGTGAACCGCCTCGCCAACTCCGCGACGACCGGCACTGCGGTGCTGGAAGGCAACGAAGAAGACATGGCCTCGCGCTCGATGCGCATTTACGTGGACAAGCGCCGCAACGCCGTCCGCGTGGCGGAAATGTCGGAACAGCGCTCGGCAATCTCGCTGCGTCAGGCCGCTCGCGCCACGCTGCTTGATTGGGCGATGGAAGACACCCGCGATCTGCTGATCGGCGCGCTCGGCTCGCTCAACGGCACGGCGTTCATTGACCGCACTGCGGCAATCGGTGACGCATGGCTCGTGGACAACGCCGACCGCGTGGTTTTCGGTGCCAGCGTGGGTTCGTTCACCGATCTTTCGGCTGACCTGACCCAGCTCGACACGACCAACGACCTGTTCAACTCGGCAGCGCTCGACGCGATGGTCCTGAAGGCCAAGACCTGCAACCCGAAGATTCGCCCGATGCGCGACGGCGGCAACGGCAAGCGCTACTACGTCGCGTTCGCCAACCCGCACGCCTTCAAGAACCTGCGTGACAGCCTCGACACCGAAGTTCTGGCCCAGACCGTGGTCCAGATGGAAGGCTCGAAGCTGTTCGAAGGCGGCGACATCATGTGGAACGGCGTGATCGTCAAGGAGACGGACAACATCCCGATCTACGAGAACCTCGGCAACGGCGGCACGGCGGAAGTGACCCCGGTCTACCTCTGCGGCGCGCAGGCTCTTGCGGTGGCCTATGCCAAGCGCTGGCGCACTGTGACCGAAGAGTTCGACTACGGCGACAAGTACGGCGTCGCGGTCGAGGGCATCTACGGCGTGCGCAAGATCATCTTTGGCAGCGGCGTCGCTGACACGGATGATCTGAAGGACAACGGCGTCGTGACCGGCTTCTTCGCCACCACCGGCACCGCAACCGTTTCGGCGGCAATCGCGGCTGAGAACTGAGACTAGCGGGCGGGTCTGATGGCCCGCCCCGCTTTCCATAGAGGATACGACCATGCCGACTTATTCTTCGTCCAATGTCACGCTCAAGACGGGCATTCCCGCAGGTGGCCCTGCTGGCAACGTGCTTGTGGCCTACGCCGAAGTTGCCTGCACCGCAGCGCCTTCGACCGCTGACCCGCTCCAGTTCTTCTACCTTCCTGCCGGTGCGCGCGTTCTGCACGCCACGCTGGAAGCGACGGACATGGATACCAACGCATCCCCGACGCTCACCCTGAACATCGGTGACGCTGGCGACGCCGACCGCATTTTCGCGGCTTCGACCGTGGGGCAGGCTGGCACCGCATCTTCGGCGGCTGCTGTGACCGGCGCGGGCTTCAAGTACACCTCCAAGACGCTGATCACGGGCGTGGCTGCGGCCAACGCTTCGACCGGCGCGGCGGGCACGATCTTCCTGTGGATCATGTACGTCGTTGAATGATGGATTGGGCGGGGCTTCGGCCTCGCCCTTTTCGTGCGTGAGGGTTTGCCATGACCATCGTCTCTGAAGCCGTTGTGCAATCCAGCGATACGGTTTCCACGGAGACTGCGCGCGATGTGATCATCGCCGCGCTGCGCAAGATCGTGGGCATTTCCGAGACGCCCGATGCAGACCAAACCAATTTCGCCCTTGAAGCGCTGAACGACATGCTAGCCGAATGGCGGGCGTCGGGCGCTGACATGGGCCTGACCCTGCCTGTAGCGCTGACCGATACGCTGGCGGTGCAGGACGAATACATTCTCGGCATCAAGGCCAACCTGACGCTGGCGCTGTGCGACGACTTCGACCGCGAGGTAACGCCTACGCTGGCGCGGCGGGCCATGATCGGCCTGCAACAGATCAAGGCTTCGCTGTTGCCGGAAGATCGTGCGGCAGGGGTCTACTACTAATGCCCCGGATGCAGTTCGGCACCAGTGCGTTCAAGCGGACGCGCGGCGATCTGCCTGAATTGCCGCTGGTCAACATGTTTGCCGAGCCTTCGCCCGTGGACGAGGCGGAGGTCATTCTGCAATCGCGTCCCGGCCTTGAGGATGTGACGAGCTACGGCCTTGCACCGATCCGCGCGCTGTTCCGCAAGGACGGTGTTCTGGACGGCAAGCTGTTTGCGCTTTCAGGGCTGGAGCTTCACGGGGACACATATTTGGGGCCGGTCGATGGTCCGGGGCCTTTCTCGATGGACGGCTATGCCAGCGCGGTGTTCGTGGCGGGCAAGGGGCGGCTCTACCAATACAACGGCTCCACGGTTTCGGCGGTGGCCTTCCCTGACAATGCCAAGGTATCAAAGGTGCTGGTTGGTGCCTCGCGCGTGATCTGCATCCGCGAGGATACGCAGAAGTTCTATTGGTCGAATGTCCTTTCCAGCACGATTGGCGCGCTGTCGTTCGCTTCGGCAGAGGGGCAGCCTGACCGCCTGCTTGATGCGCTGTTCATTGATGACATTCTGCTGCTGTTCGGTGCCGAAACGGTGGAGTTCTGGCCGAACACGCAAGACGCCAACTTGCCGTTTCAGCCGCTGGAAGGCCGGGTATTCGAGCGCGGTGTGAAGGCGGCCGGCTGCGCGGCCAAGTTCAATTCGACGTTCGCATGGGTGACGAACACCAACCAGGTGTGTGTGACCGATCCGGACAACGTGATTAGCAACTCCGGTCTTGAGGCGCTGATTGAAGCCTCGACCAAGGTTGCGCTGTGGACGTTCCAGCTTGAGGGCACAGAGTTTCTGGCCCTTCGTATTGATGACGGAACGTGGGTGTTTTCGGGCCGCGTGGGCCGGTGGTTCCAGTTTGAGACGGAAGGCAAAGGCAACTGGCTTCCGCAATGCTACGCAGGTGGTGTTTTCGGCTCCTCTGAGAGCGGTGTGACGTATCGGTGGGCATCGGGGCACCTTGACCACGGCGGCACGCTTGAGCGGCGTTTCAGGGCAGGTTTTCCGATCACATCGGGCACGATGACGGTTGCCAATGTCATCGCGCGGGTGAGCGTTGGCGGGACCACGTTCCTTGAAGGCGATTATCGGCAGCCTTCAATTGAAATGCGGCGCTCGATTGATGGCGGTCATACGTGGGGAAACTGGCGGCGCGTGTCGCTGGGGACGCAGGGCAAGTACCGCAAGCGGGTGCAGTGGACAGCGTGCGGGATGGCTGGGCAACCGGGCTTTCTGTGCGAGTTCCGCGTTACCGATCCGGTAGACCTACGCGTGTCGGACATCGTTTTGAATGAGCCGATGGGGGCGTTCTGATGAAGCTCCCCCGGCTGCAACGCACGATTGCACTGGCGGAGCCGAACGGAAAGCCAGCGATTGAGTTTCAAATCTGGTGGCAGCGGTTCGCGGAGCAGATTGAGGACAACTTCGACAGCATCGGCGCGCTGGAAACGACCGTCACCGAGCTAACTTCGGACGACATCGCGGAAGGTGCGACAAACCTCTATTTCACCGACGCAAGGGCGCGGGCTGCGCTCTCTGCGGGTGCCAACATCACCTATGACAGCCTTACGGGCGTCATCAGTGCAACGGGCGGCGGGCTGACACTGGGCACGGCTGAGGTCAACCTTGGCTCTGCAAAGCACGGCGGCACGTTCACCATTTCCGGCTCTGGCCTGACGGTCGGCAAGCCGGTGCTGATCCAACAGGCTTTGGGGCCATACACGGGCAAAGGCACGCGGGCTGATGAAGCGGAAATGGACCAGGTGAGCGTTACGGCCAAGGTGACGGACGCAACCACGATCACAGCCTACTGGACCAGCGCGCGGCGGGTTCGGGGCAACTTCAAGTTCGATTATCAGGTGAGCGCATAACATGGCTGTAATCGAAGGCATTGTCAGCACGAACGGCGCGGAAGTTGACGCAAACAACCGCCTGAAGGTGAACCTCGACACGGGCGCAAACCCGGCGCAGGTGGGCGGCATCCGCATGTTCTCCGAGAACGACGCGGCAAGCAACCTGCTGGTGAGCCCGGAAACCGACGACGATTACCGGCTGCGGATTGCGCAGGAAAGCGTCTACGATTGGGAGACGTTCAACTACACGGCGCAGAACACCGGGAAGCACATCTACCGCAACACCACGATGGCGAATACATGGTCCACGGCGGGCCTAACGACCAACAGCGGCAACATCACGACCACGGCGACCGGAACGCTGTTTCAGAGCTATGCGTTTTTCCCGCTGATTGGTGCAAGCCAGCTTTACGGTGAGTTCGAAGGATCGGTGAACGCCAACACGACCACAAACATGGTCATCGACTTCGGCTTTTTCCTCGCCGGTGCGACGACGCCTTATGCGCCTACCGATGGCATCTATTTCCGACTGACCTCTGCGGGCTGGTCTGGCGTCATCAACTACAACGGCGTTGAGACGACCGCCGCGCTGACATTCACGCATGTCATCAACCGCAAATATCAGTTCCAGATCGTCGCCCACGAGCAAGAGGTACGGTTCTGGATTGACGGGACGCTTTACGCGACGATTGAGACGCCTGTGGGGCAAGGACAGCCTTGCATGGCTGGCTCTCTCCCGATTGCGCTACGCCATGCCAACACGGGCACGGCAGGCGCTGCTATCTCGTTTGTGCTTAATGACTACGCTGTCACGGTCGGCGGGCCTGCGATGGCAGAGCGGCCAAGCGTGATCGGGCAGAAGGCGCTTGGCTCGTATCAGGGGCTTTCTGGCGGCACGATGGGCTCGCTGGCGTCTTATGCCAACTCCATCAACCCGACCGCTGCGGCACCGTCTAACACGGCTTTGACGGCTAACCTGCCAAACGGGCTGGGTGGTCAAGGCGCGGTTACGGCGGCTGCGGCTGTGGCAACTGACGGCATCTGGGGTAGCTATCAGGTTCCAGCGGGCACGGTGTCGGTACAGGGGCGGCGTCTGGTTCTGCGCGGTGTGCGGATTGACGCGGTTAACACGGGCGCGGCTGTGGCGACCACGGCAACGACGCTGCAATTCTCGCTGGCATTCGGTCACAGTGCGGTATCGCTGGCGACGGCTGAAGCGGCCACCACGAAAGCGCCGCGCCGTGTCGCTCTGGGGATGATGACTTGGCCGGTCGGCGCTGCCATCGGTGCGCAGCCGCAGACGGGCGCGCTGACTGTCGATTTTGGCGATGCGCCGATCTACGTCAATCCGGGCGAGTTTGTGCAGCTTGTCGGCAAGTTTCTGGTTGGCACAGCGACGGCCTCGCAGGTGATCAATTTTGTGTGGCAACCTGTCTACGGGTGGGAGTGATGATCCGCGCCTGCACCGAAGCAGACATTCCCTTCGTCATGGAGATGGGGCGGAAGTTCGCGGACGAGGCAGGCGTTACCGATGCGGTGGGCTGGGATGACGATTGCGTCGAGGCCCTGCTGCGGACGCTGATTGCGGACCACATCCTGATGCGGGGTGATCGATCGATTATCGGTGGCATCGTGTTCGCGCATCCGTTTTCGGGCCGGAAGGTGTTCCAGGAACTGTTCTGGCGCTCGGAAGGGTTCGAGGGAATCAAGCTTCTGGCGGCGGCTGAAAAGCAGGCTGCGGACATGGGGGCCACGCGCTCCCTGATGCTCGACATTGCCAGCATGGGCGATCTGGCGGGGCTATACGAACGGCGGGGCTACCACCTTGCCGAACGGACTTTCATCAAGGAAATCTGATATGGCGATTGGAACGCTTGCAGCCGTCGCGCTTGGCGCGGGGGCGATTGGCAGTGCTGCGATCAGTTCGGGGGCATCGGGCCGGGCATCGCGCGCGGCAACACAGGCCGCCGATCAGTCCGCGGCGGAACAGCGCGCCGCCCGCCAGCAGGCCTATTCCACGCTCAACCCGTTCATCAAGGGCGGCACCTCTGCCGGGGGCCGGATCAATGCGCTCCTTGGCCTTGGTGCGGGGGCCAACGATGCGCGCCGGGCCTTCGATCAGTTCCGCAACTCCACCGGCTACAAGTTCCGGCTTGGCGAGGGCATGAACGCGCTCAATTCGGGCTATGCGGGCGCGGGCACGATCCAGAGCGGCGCAGCGATGCGCGATGCGGTCGAGTACGGGCAGAACTTCGCCAGCAATGAGTTCGGCAACTACATGGGCGCGCTTGGCAATCAGCAGGGCGTTGGCCTTCAAGCTGGCGGCGCGGCGGCAGGCGTCGGGGTGAATACCGCCAACAGCCTCGGCCAGATCTACCAGAACCGCGCCGACACCATCGGCAATGCGGCCCTTGCCAACGCGAGCAACATCAACTCGCTGATCGGCACCGGTATGGCTGGCATCCTCAAGTACGGGGTCAACTGATGGCGATCAATTGGAGCCTTGCGCAGCAGCCCAACGTGCTGGCGATGGCGCTCGAAGGCTATGAGCAGGGCAAGCAGATGCGGCGCGACACGGCGACCCGCAATGCTCTCGGCGCGCTGGTGCAGAACCCGAACGACCAGGCTGCATTTGGCGAGCTGGCCCAGAACGCGCCGGAGTACGCGATGCAGTTTCGCGGGCAGCAGCAGCAGGTGCAGCTTGGCCAAGCAAAACAGCGCGGCGACCAGATGCAGCAGCTTGGCCGCTTGCTAAACCACGCAACGGACGAGACGACCTATCAGCAGTCGCTGGCAGCGGCAAAGCAGATCGGGCTGGACGTATCGAGCGCGCCGCCTTCGTTCGATCCTAACTGGGTAGGCCAGCAGCGGCTTGTGTTGCAGGCGTATGAGAAGGACGGTGGGCAGGCGCTCACATCCGAAGCGCGCAACCTTGTGCAGCTTGGCTACAAGCCGGGCACACCGGAGTTCCAACAGGCGCTGGCGCAGGCGGTCAATGCAGGCTTTGCCAAGCCCTACACGGGCCAAGGCGGCGAAACGCGGCTCTACTCCCCCAACATCGCCGTGCCTGCCCAGATGGCCCCGCAGCAGGCTCCAGCGCAGCCCCGCAAGCCGGTCTCGATGCAGGCGGCAATGGACGTTGTGCGGCAGGCTGGTCCGCAAGCGGCAGAGTTCGTGCGCAACAATGGCTTTGCGGTGCAGGTGACGACCCCGGATGAAGCCCGCCAGCTTCCGAGCGGGACGCCGATTATCCTGCCCGATGGTTCCGAAGGAGTTGTTCCCTGATGGCGCAGAATGATCCGTGGGCCGCGTTCCGCATCAAGCCCGCCGCGCAGGGGCCTTCGCCCACCGATGTGGTGATTGCGCCGCCCGATCCGTACAAGCAGAGTGCGGAGGCGCGGGCGCGGGTCGATCAGTCCTTGCAGATCGAATCAGCCAATCGTGCCCGCACTGACCAGCGGTTGCAGATGGAAGAGGCCGACCGCAAGCGCCGCGAATGGGAGGCAACGCACAATCCTGATGGCAGCCCCAAGGTTGCAGCAGGCGCGGGCAAGCCCCTGCGCGAAGGCGATGTTACGCGGCTGACCACGATGGGCGATAACCTGTCAGCCTTTGACCGCCTGAACACCACGTTCCAGAACGAATACGCGGGCAACACCCTGACCGGCGGCATGGAAAACACCATTCAGAGCGCGTTTTCGGGCTTTGGTACGCCGGGACAACAGCAGTGGTGGGCAGACGTTGCCGATTTCGACAACAAGGTTCGCAACAGCCAATTCGGTGCCTCGCTGACGCCGGGTGAAAAGGCGGAATACGACAAGACCACCATCAATCCGTCGATGGACCCGAAGATCATCCGTGAAAACTTGGCGCGGCGCTCTCGTATCCTTGAGCAATCAGCCATGCGCCGTGTGACCGGCCTCAAGGCTGCGGGCTGGAACAAGGACGAGATTGACGCCTACATCGGCGCGCAACTTTCTGAGGCAGCAGGCGGCACTCCCGCCCCCAATAGCCCCGACGCGCAAATCCCCGGCGCTGCGCCTGTCGCTGCACCTGCCACTCCGGATCCCCGCGCACTTGGCAACATCCCCGGCGCTGATGGCGGCACACCCATGGGGCTCTCGCAGGGCAACACGCGGACGGCTCCCCTTGCTGGCGTCGAGGACCGCTATCGGCAGCTTCTTGGCGCAGGTGCCAGCGGTGACGATCTCGTTGCGTATCTCCAGAGCGTCGGGGTCAACGACGAGCAGGCACTGACGCAGGCACGGCAGCAGGCCAATTACCGCGACCGCTTCCCCAAGGTTCCAATCGACCAGTACCCGGTCAACTTCTCGCAGCAGTTGCCGATGTCGTCCGCAGATCAGGCGATCAATGCGGCAGGGCAAAGCGCGGGCGGTGCCTATGCCATGAACGCCGCGCAGGCACTTACTGGCGGGACGCTCGACAACATCATCGGCATGACCGGCGGCAATGAAGAACGCGCCCGCGCTGGCAGGGCGTCGGTCTCGGAAAGCAATCCTGTCGCTTCAACCTTGGGCACGGTCTCGGGCGGTGTCATGGCTGCGATGGGCGGCGAATTGGCGCTGGCGCGGGCTGGGATGGCTCCCGGCCTTGCGCGCGGCGTGGTGTCGGATGCGACCTACGGTGCCGCGTCTGGTGCGGGCAATGCGGACAATGGCGACCGCTTCACCAATGCGCTCGCAGGCGGGCTTGTTGGCGCTGGAACGAGCGCTCTGGCCACTGGTGCGACCAATGCACTGGCGCGCGGCCTGACGCCCTCCACGCAGGGCGTGAATACGCTCTACGATGCCGGTGTCACCAATATGACGTTCGGCCAGCGCGGTGCGGCTGCTGCGGCAGGGCAGACCGGCATGAGGGCACAGATCGGCAACGCGATCAATTCGGCAGAGCAAAAGCTGCAATCCTTGCCTGTCGTCGGTTCGGCCATTCGCGGTGCGCGGCAGGAAGCGCGCGATAGCTTCCAGATCGGGGCATTCAACGACGCGCTCAAGGAAGTGGGCGAAGCGCTGCCCAAGGGTATGCGCCCCGGCACTGGTCCGAATGCCTATGCGCAGGCGACGTTCAACCGCGTCTATTCGCAGGCCCGGTCTGGCATGAAGATGGTACCGGATGCTGAGTTGCAGACGGAAATCGCCGCCATGACCTCGCTTGTCGATACCCTCGGCCCGCAGGCAACGGCGCGCCTCAAGAGCATCATCGACAACAATGTCCGCAATCGGTTCGTCAACGGTGAGCTTTCCGGCAAGGCGTTCAAAAACACCGTTTCGGACCTTGGCAAGAAGGCGGCGATCTTTCGGCGCGGCAACACCGCAGAAGATCAGGCGCTTGCCGATGCCATCGACAGCCTGCAAACGGCTCTCGACAACGCCGCCCGCCGTCATTCCGATCCCGATGCGGTTGCGCTGCTTGATGCAGCCGACGCGGGCTATGCAAAGCTTGTGCGGATCGAGGACGCAGCCCGCCGCGCTGGGGGCGATGCTGGCACGTTCACGCCGACGCAGTTCGACCGGGCGGTCCAGAACACATCGGGCGGCGTCCGGTCAAAGGCATATCTGCGCGGCGATGCCCTGATGCAGGACTATGCAGAGCAAGGCATGGCGCTGGTTGACACAGTGCCCAACAGCGGGAGTGCTGAGCGGGTATTTGCTGGTGCGGCAGCGACGGGCGCGGCAGTGCTTTCCCCGAAAGCGCTTGCCGTGTTCGGCGGGCTGCTTGGTGCTTACGCGCCGGGAACCCGCAAGGTGATGCAGGCTGCTACTGGCCCCGCTGGCCCAACGCGGCAAGCGATCTCGCAGCAGCTTCGAAAGCGCGCCCGACTTGCCGGTAGCACCAGCGCAGCCAGCGCGGCGGCACTTTCGCAGGGAACGGCTTCCGTCCCGTAACGGCCTCAAAGATTCCGAAGATGAACGCCTTTGTCAGGACGATGAGGGCGATTTCCATAGGCCCGCAATAGCACACCTGCCCCGCCCCTCAAAGGCGGGGTTTTTCATGGGATCAACGCATGAGCCTTTTCGAAGCTGGCATCATTCCCGCGCTGGATGAAGACGCCAACCCCATCAGCGGTGCCAAGTGGTACTTCTACAACCACGGCACCCTGACCCCGCGCGCCGTCTATGCCAACGACAGCCTTGTGACCTCGCTGGGCTCGAACATCACGGCAGACATCGCGGGCCGGTTTCCGAACGCCTATCTGGACAGCGAAGACCTTTACCGCGCCATCCTCAAGGACGCGGGCGGCATTCAGCTTCGCGACATTGACCCCGTGCGCTCCGAAGCCGAACAGGTCTATTCCAACACCTATGTCGCGGCCTCCATGTTTGTCGAAAGCGGCGATGATGGCGACGACGCTCCGGCCCTCCAGCGCGCGATTGACACCGTTCATGCAGCGGGCGGCGGCACGGTTCTAATCTACAGCGGAAGCTACATCTGGCTGTCTGCGGTGGCCATGAAGTCGAACGTCACGGTGCAGGCCTATCCGGGCACGCAGATCGATGTGAACGACGCGCCGTCGCCTGCCCTGACCTATGACGGCACGGTCGGCACCGAATTGGCCATCAGCGTCGATGTGGGGAACGGTGACAGCCTGCTGACCTTTGGCAGCGCGCACGGGTACGCGGCGGGCGATCTGCTGCACATCGTATCGCAGCGCAACGCTCTCTCGCGCACTGATTCCGGCTCGTGGTGGCTGGGCGATGGCACCGCAAGCTTGCCCTACGCCTATTTTGCCGAGTTCAGCCCGGTTCGCGATGCAACCAGCACGACGACGCTTACGCTGTCCTCGCCGCTGCTGTTCGACAACTACCGCACGACCGCAGCTTCGGAAACGGAAACGCAGCGGGGCAGCACCACGGTCAAGAAGGTGACGCCGTGCGCCAATGCACACTGGACCGGCGGCATCTTCAACCGCAACGTGACCGGCGCGTCTCTGCATTCGGGAACGTGGGCTTCGGACTGCACCTTCAAGCCCGAGCGCATCGAGCGCGGGCGGGTGCTGGGTACGTCCTCGGTGTGGAACTCCAGCCTTCGCTGCGAGACTTCGACGCTCAACAACAACGATCCGACGCTGATCTGGGATTACGACACGTATCACGCGCGGCTGAACCGCTTCAAGGTTGTCGGGTGCCAGGATTGCGGGTTCGACAAGATCAAGGAAAGCTTTGGCGCGCAGTCGGTGGACTTCACCTATTCGGACGAAGTGCCCTTTTCCAACGTGCGGCCCTACTGCAAGAACAGCTTCTTTTACAACTGCTACGAAGGCGTGACCTCGCACGCCGGGGCCTACCGCGAGACATGGGAAAACAACGATGTTTTCTCCGCCGCAGACGATGCGCTGGTGGTTCGCGGGTATGAGCCGACGATCACGAACAACCGCTTTTACGGGCTTGTGGACACCACGGACGGAGATGTGACGACCAAGACCTACGGCGTGGTGCTGGCCTTCGGTGGGCCGCGCCGGGCGGTTGTGCGGGGCAATACGTGCCGGGGCTTCTATGGCTTCATCGACGTTCGCGATAGCACGACGCTTGAATGGTACTGGGGCAACGTCCTCGCCTACATCACCGGCAACGAAATCTCCGGCTGCTATGTCGGCCTTGAGACGAGCTTCTGGAGCAGCAGCCCCACCAAGAACTCGCACCGCTTCATCACCTATGCGAACAACCGCCATTCGTTCATGGGCCGGTTCTGCGTGGAGCTTTCCGAATATTCGGCGGGCGTCACGGTCACTGGCAACGTCTGGGATGGCGGTTCACGCTATACCGGCGCGGGCTTGTTCGTCGCGTTTGTCTATGCCCTCGCCAACTGCCCCGGCTTGGTTGTGACGGGCAACACTTGGCGCAGGACGCTGGGGGCTGACAGCGGCTACACCAAGTATATGGTCACTGCTGGCAGCGTGTCCGACACGACCACTTTCCCGCAAGCAACGTGGGCGGCGCAGAGCGAGGTGGAGAACAACGCCGTCGATTATGCCGACATTGATGGCGTCATCAATGCTTCGGTTGGCTCGACCAATTACATTCAGACCAAATACGCTGAACCGGCATCGGCGGATTACACCATTGCGGGCGGGTTGGTCGCGATCCTGCCCACGGCCTCGCGCTCGTTCTACATGAACGTGGACACCGAAGGCGCGGCGGCATCCGACGATCTGGACCGCATCACGCCCTACACCAACTCGGCATTCCGCGAGGGCGATGTGGTCTATCTGCGGTCGGTTTCGAGCGCGCGGGACATTGTGCTTCGCGATGTGACCACCAGCGCGGCGGCAACCTACGGCATTCAGACGCCGGGCAATGCCAGCGTCACCCTCAACACGAACAACGACATCGCCTGCCTCCTCTACAACGGGACGCATTGGTCGCTGTTCGCCTCCACCAGCACGCTTTGACGGGTGACAAGCATGTATCACTTTCAAGAGAACATTACCGACAACAACGGCACCGCGCTCAATGGCTGGTCCATGGACCTGTTCGCGGTTGGCGGCGATCCTGAGACGGCGCCTGCAATCACGATCTATTCCGACCGCGCGGGAACACTACCCATTGCAGGCGGCAAGGTGCGCGCGGTGTCGAAGGGGCTGGTGCAGTTCTACGTCCCCACGGGCCGCTACAGCCGCCGTTATTACGACACGGCGGGCGAATACCAGTATGCCGTTCTCGACAGCGACTTCCTGAGCGCGGGTGATGTATCCGCGCTTGAAGTGCGGCCCGCATATGCCCATGCGCAACACTTCTGGCGCACGATCCGCGCCGGGCAGGATGATGTCTATGTGTTCATCAATTCGGACAGCACATGGAACCAGACGACCGAGCCGCTTTATCGCTGGGTGGCTGAATACCTTGCGCCCGCTGTGCCGACGCATTCTATCGTCTATCGGCTTTGGGTTGACGGCTCTGGCTGGAATACCCCGACGACTGTCCAGACCGGCACCGGCTCGCGCACGATCTACATCGACAACGCGGCGGTGGCAGGTTCGGGCCTTGTCTATGGCCAGGGCGCAAACGAAGTCGCGCAAAACTCCGATGGCCGAACCTACGATCTGGTCTTGATCAATCACGGCCACAACTTCGGATCGACCACGACCGCAGCGCAAAACTACGCGCTGATCCTTACCGCCGTCGCCAACATGATGCAGCGCCATGCGAAGGCCGATTTTCTGGTCACGCTGCAAAACCCGTGGCTGCGCAATCTGGCGTTCAGCCGGGCAACGCAAGGCGTCTGGCGGCAAGTTGCGACCGAGCTGGGGCTTGGCATCATCGACGTTGCCAGCAAGTTCGAGGCGCTGGGCGATCTGGACGACCCTGCCATCGGTGGTGAAGGCGGGACCGTCGATCTGGCCTATTACGATCAGGACGGACAAGGCGGTTTGCACCCTGCCCCGCCTGCCGGGGTAAACCTCGCGCTGCCTGCTTTTGCCGAAGCGCTGGCAGAGAACCCGGCAACCGGCGCAAGCGCGATGATCCGCCCGTTCAGCCGCCCCGCTGTCAATCTCATGCCGAACCCGGCTTTCACAACGTGGACCGGAAGCGCGCCAGAAGGCCACACGCTGACCAACGTGGTGGCTTCGAAGTCCGTAGCCTATGTTGAGCGCGGGTTGTACGGTCTGGCGCTGACCCCGAACGCAGGCGCAAGCCCGGTCAAGGCGGTGGACCTGTCGAACCTTTTGCCCGTGGCCAAAGGGCGCTGGCTGACCTATTTGGCGCGCATCTGGGTTCCGGCTTCCATGACCACCACAGCCGGGCGGGCGCAGCTTCTCACGACCGGCACAATCAGCCGCAGCTTTACCTCGCAGCCTTCATCGGTTGGCCGCGATGGCTGGCGCTGGGTGATGGCCTATCATCAGGTTTTGGAAACCGACACCTCGATCACCGCGAACCTGCTTTGCGGCGAGGCGGCGGGGGCTGACAACGGCAAGACGTTCTACGTTGACCGCGAGATCATCGTAATCGGCACCATGCCGGGTGAGCTTGACGAATCATGGATGACCGGCGCGTTCGTTCCGGACTTCTACAACTTCCGGCAGACCGGCATTCCCTCGGGCTTCACCGGAACGCTGGCGTTGTCTGGTGCGGCCAGCAACACGATGACAGTGACGAGCGGCACGGCGAACCTGACGCGCGCATTCGGCAACTTCAACACAGTGCCAGGGCGTGTCTATCGCGTGTCGTGGGGCACTCGTACGGTCACTGGCGCGGCGGGCTGCAACCTTAGCGCTCGGGGGCCGGGCGGGATTGGCGGGCAGTATTCCGTCACCACGGCCAACGGCACACCCAACCTGACGGGCGTGTCGGTCAATCTCGCGGTCGGCCAGCCTATCAGCGGCACGGGCATTCCGAGCGGGACGACGATCATCGCAGTCGGTTCGGGCACCGCTGTCATGTCCGCAAATGCGACGGCAACCGCGACGATCACCGCGACGACTGTTACGGCCAATGCGATTGGAAGCAACGGCTCGTTCATTTTTCAAGCGTTCCTGCCGGTGCATTCGTTCTCGATCAACGGCGGCTCCAACGTGACCGGGTTCGAGTTTCAGAACATCACGATTACCGAAGTGTTCTCAGGCATCACGCCGGTCAATCGCCTCAACCTCATGGACGGGCGCAACACCAACGGCACCGCGCTTGATGCGACCGGCTCGGCAACCAACTTCGCCATTTCCAGCACTCCGGGAACGTCGCTGCGGCTGCTTGGGGCATCTGCAACGGGGCTGACCCGCACGAACACGGCAACCTATGAGGTCACGTTGCCATCGTCCTACATTCCGGGGCGCGATGTCACCCTGACCGCCAGCGCGAACCGCACGGGCACGGGCACGGCGGGAACCAATACCGTTGACTTCGCGGCATATCGGATTGCCGACGATGGCACCCAAGGCGCGGACCTTGTGACCACCACGGCGCAGGCCATCACCGGCACAGCGGCAGACTACGCTTTCACCGTGACGGGCACCGGGCTGGTTCCGGGCGATAGGCTGCTGCTGTCTGTCGTGACGGTCATGCAGGAAACCGGCGCGGTCAATCCGCTGACTGCACAGGTCAATTCCATTCGCGTCTCATAAGTTCAACCACAGGAGGACGTACCAATGCCAGCAGACCCGCCGAAGCCGAAGCCGCTTCAGAAGCCGACGCCCACCAAGCCGACCAAGCCGACGAAGCCGGTCAAGTGACGTACTGGAAAGCCGCCATGCTCATGCTGCTGCCGCTGATGATGGAAACGCGCGCCTATCGCACTTGGCGCTCGTTGCTTCATTTCCAGAAGCCGCGCGCATGGCTGGCGGTTTTCCTTTCGTCGCTCCTCGCTTGGTGTTTCCCCTTGTCGCCAGAGGCTTACCTTGCAATCGATCTGTTCTGCGGCGGTCTAGTAATCGCGCGGCCTGCTGGAGTACCCCAAAAGGCAATTGGCCTAATCTTCTCCATGATGGCGCTAATTGATGCGGGTTACATAGTTTCACCGCAAGCAGATCATGGTATGCTGTATTACCGCGTTATGGTCACTCTTGGCTGGGCGCAATTCGGCATTCTTGCCGCTTGGGGGTCTTATGACGCTTGGGGATATTGCTCTCGCCGGTTTGGGCTTGCTCGGCGTGCGGTGGCTCATCGGGCAGATACTCGATGACGGTAGCGCAGTTTCTGGAAAAGAACCTTTGGGCAATCCTGAGCGCCGGGATCATGGCGTTGCTTGCCTACGTGATCGGGACGACGCAGACGGCGGCAACCTTAGCTGACCTTACCAAGCGGCTCGACAAGATAGAACACCGCATGGACGCGAGCGCCAAGTACCAGGCCTGCGCAACGCGGTATCTGGACGCCTTGCAGCGCGGCGATCCGAAGGCTCCTGAATGTGAACTTGAGGTGATGTGATGGACAAAGCCGCCTTCTATGCAAGCGTGCGCAACGGCATTCTTGGCCCCAAGCTTGAACAGAACGAAGTGGACGGCTGCGAGGCCATCCTGACCGCCATGCAGGGCACTCCGGTCGCCCATTGCGCCTATGCGCTGGCGACGGCCTATCATGAGACGGCGCGGACCATGCAGCCGGTGCGGGAAGCCTACTGGCTCTCGGAGGCATGGCGGCGGCGCAATCTGCGCTATTGGCCGTGGTATGGGCGCGGTTACGTCCAGCTTACGTGGGACTTCAACTATCGCAAGGCCGATGCGGAGGCTGCGGAAGCGGGGCTCATCAAGCCGGGTGAACTGATGACCAACGCCGATCTGGCCATGCGCCTCGATATGTCCGCGTTTATCATGCGCCGTGGGATGGTCGAAGGCTGGTTCGTGCCCAAGCACACCTTGGCGCGTCACCTGCCAGCGCGTCTGGGTACGCCTGCACAATTCACCGCAGCGCGCCGGATCATCAACGGGACGGACAAGGCGGCGTCGATTGCCAGCTATGCGATGGAGTTTCAGGAAGCGCTTGTTGCTGGGGGCTGGGCATGACCCCCAACCAACGCACCCGCGCCGCGCAAGAGCTAGCCATGTGGGCGCTCGTCCCGCTGTTCATCCTGATTGTCTGGGGGCTGACATGAAACTCTCGAACCTGCACACCATCATTGCGGCCATTATCGTGATCTATGCCATGACGCTGGCAACGGTCTGGGCATTGCCGGGGCTGGCCGACACCATCGAGAAGCTGGCCAACCTTGTGATCGGCGGCTTGCTGGCCATCATGCGCCCGCCTTCGCAGCAGGTGGCCGCGTGATCGGCCTGCTACTGACCCGCTGGAAGTGGGGCCTTGGGATTGCGGGCGCGCTGGCGTTCCTTGGCCTTGCTCTCGCCGCCAACCACTACCGCCACGCCTACCACGCCGAAAAGGCGCTGCGGAAGGCAGACCGTGCCGCATACGGGCAAGCGCAGACCGAAGCCGCCCTTATCGCCCAGCGCGCTCTGGAGGCCACGGAAGCCCGCTATAGGAGACAAGCCGATGAAGCCGACCGCAACCACAACGCGGGCCTTGCTGATGCTCGCAGCCGCACTGACGCTTACCTTGCCCGGATGCGGACCAAAGCAGCTTCGTGTCCTGCCAGCGGCGCCGTTGCCCCCGCCGAAGATCACGGTGCCGGAGTTCCTGCACCAGTGCCCCAAGAGCTTGTCCTGGTTGACAGCGCCGACGTGCAGCGTGCCGCAGAATGGCAGACCTACGGATTGGCGTGCCGGGCGTGGGCTTTGACGATCACCGAATGACAGCAAGCGGGTTTGATGATCGTGCGGGGCGGGTTTGGTGAGCAAAAAAGGTTAGCCAAACCCAACCGGGATGCCGCGATTCTGCGTTGCGGAAAATGGCCTGTTAGCCAAACCAACGCATTGATCTAGCTAGATAGCGTCAATCCTGCCGGGCCCACCACCTTGGAAAATTCGCCTTTATTCAACAACATCTTGCACAAGGTTAGCCCGCTGGATTGCAAATCGGGTAGCCAAAAACGCAGGAATTCCGAGGTCGACGAAAAGCCGCATTTTGCGCGTGGATTGAGTAAAATACCTTTGTTTTTCAATGGAATTCCAAGGTCGACGAACTCACTGCTTGTCGCCCGCCAAAATCCCCATTGCCCGATCCGCAATCAGCACCTGTTCTGCCTCGCGCGTGTACCGCGAAACCTCGCTGTCTGTGGTGTGGCCGGTGATCGACTTGATCTGCTGATTCGTCAGTCCTGCCTCTGCCATGCGCCGCGCTGCTGCTTTGCGAAGGCCATGAAGCGGGAACCCTGTCAGCCCCGCCGCGCGTACCTGGCGCATGAACCACATGCCAAAGCCGTCCTCGGTGAAGGGCTTGCCTAAAGCGGTTCGGATGAACGGTTCGCCGGGTGGTGTGGCGGCGATGCTCTGCACTAGCGCCGGGTGCATCGGGATCAGCATGGCCTTGCCGGTCTTGCGCTGCTTTACCCTTATGCGCCCATCCTCGACATCGCCGGGGCCCATCAAGCGCAAGTCAGATCGGCGCTGCGCTGTGTAGAGCGCTAGATCGAACGCAAGGCGCGGCATTGTGCCAAGCGGGTGGTGCGCTTCGAACTGCGCGATCTGTTCCTCCTGCCAAGTCTGGAACCCGCCCGCGCGAACCTTGAGCCCCTTGACCGCGCTGGCCGGGTTGTCGCGTCTCCATCCCAGAACGATGGCAAAGCGGAATAGCTGCAACAGGCGTTTGCGCAGGTTGTTCGCGGCGGTCGGTGTATCGCCCATTCTGGCGACTAGGGCGGCTACGTGGCGCGCCTCCATCGTGGCGACGGACCTATCGCCATATGCGGACCGGAAGCGCTCCAGAATGCCTCTGTACGTCTCTTGCGTGGTGGGCTTGAGCCGCTGCCAATCGTTCGAGGCGTAGAACCGGCTTATCAGGTCATCGAAGCTGTACGGCGTGGCGCGCTGCGTCTGCAATCGGCCATCGCGTTGCCATGTCAGATAGGCTTGCGTGAACTCGGGCGATCCCGGCGTGTCGTGGACATAGACCGTCTGCCACCCTTGCCGCCTGAACCGGACACGCTCGCGCCCGTGCCGGTCTGTGAAGGCAGAGGCATAGGCGGGAAGGACGCGGTTGGTTCGAGGTCTGCCCATTCGTTCTCTCCGATCCGCGATTCGTGCGGGCCGGTGATAATCGCGATCTTGCCGGTCGGGTCTATCTCGATCTTGCGAATGGTTTCGCCAGCGGCTTTGACGCCTGCCACCATCCTTGCAACGTCTGCCTTGCGGATAAGCGCGGGGGCGGTCATGGGGCTTCACCGTGTTCTGCGAGCAGCTTGCCAAGATATTCAGCAAACGCTGCGCTGGCTTTTTCGCGTGATCGTTCGGCCCAAGCTTTCTGAAACGCGCCGGTTCGGATCATAGCGAGTGCACCTTGTGGGTTGCCGCCGTTCATCGCCAGTGCGAGTTCGTACATTTCACCTAGTTCGCTCACGCCCCATCATCCCCATCGCTATCGGCCTTGGTGGCGTAGGGTGCCTCGCGTTCGGTCAGCCGCTCGATCTCGGCACGCAGGGAGGCGATGGTGGCGGCGGCTTCTTGCATGAGGGCAACGCTGGCAAAGCAGTGGTCCCCGCCAAATGTCCGCTGCGCAGTGCTGGCAATCAGGTTTTGCTCCACCTCCCGCGCCCGTTCGATGCGGTGCTTGTCGAGCGCGGTGATGGCGAGTTCTGCGGCCTCACGTGCATCGTCCTGCGTAGCATCGTTGCAACTGCACATGCCAGCACGGTTCCATATCTTGAGCGTGCGGCGGTCTGGCGGCATCTGGTCAAACTCGCGGCCACCTTCGAGCATGGGAGCAAACGCCCGCGCCACGGCTTCGGTTTCGGTCATGTCAGAACCTCGCTTCGTTATCGGTGGGGCCATCCTGCCTGCGCCCGCACTTCCGGCAGATGAACTCGGGCACTTGCGCCAGTGCGTCCTTGCAGGCGTTCAGTTCGGTCATTGCCGCCCGTTCGCTCTCCCGCGCTTCGGCAAGCTGGGCGGTGAGGGCTTCGATGCGGTCGGCGGCTTGGCCACACGCTTCGTTTGCGCCTGCGGTAATCCGCAACTCTAGCTGCCGCAGCCGCTCCACCAGTTCATCGTTCATGTTCACCTCCGAGGGCTTTGGAAGCCGCCGCATATGGCCCTTGCAGCCAAACGTTCATGCGTTCGTAAAAGTCGCGCGCCGGTTCTTGCCGGTCAGGGATGGGAACAGAGCCTAGTGTATCAGCCAGCACCTTGTTCCGCGCCTCGGCTGCTTCGGCGCGGGCGGTGGCTTCACGGCCAGCGTGGTAACGAGCCTCTGCCAGTGTCGCAAAATGGTTGCACCGCTCCACCGGCACAAACGCGGCCTCGATGCGGGTGCGGAGAAGTTCGGCAGCGGGCGCAATGCGATTGCCGGGTGTTTCCCGGCGCATGACGGAAAACGCGTGCTTGAACAGCCCAGCCCAATCAAACGGCGCGGTCATGCTGCATTCTCCAAGATCGCGGCCAGATCGTTAGTCATGGGTGGTCCTTTCGATGTGGGCTTTGAGGGCTAGGCCGAGCGGGGTGAGGCTCCACGGCCTGCTTTTGGGCGATGTAGACCAGTCTGGTTGCGCTAAGCCTATGCGCCGCAATGCCGGGAAATGCGGAATGTTGTGCCGTTCGTGGCAGTAGGCTGGCAGCGCTTGCAACGCCTGCCGCTGCGCCTCCGTCAGCCCCCGCGCCAACGCGGCCAGTTCCTCACTCCCCATCACTGCTCCCCTTCGCGCGGAGGGCGGGACATTGGTCGTTGACGCTGACCGCACCAAGAGTTTGGCCGCAATGCCGACAAGCAAGCCCGGTTGCCGTGTGAGCGGATACGGCGAAATGCTTCGCCCCTTCTGCCGCCTCGATCCGCTGGGGGAGGGTCATGGGTGGGGTTCCTTTCGGGCGGCGGCAAATGCTTCACGGCATCGGCGCTGCTCTTCCTGAATTTTGTTGTAGCGTTCCGTGGTGGCGTTCATGCGCGCGGCAAATGCTTCACGGCATCGGCGCTGCTCTTCCTGAATTTTGTTGTAGCGTTCCGTGGTGGCGTTCATGCGCGCGGCAACGGTCGGGAATGCCTCAATCAGCCAAGGCCAAGCATCCCACTCAATTTCATGTAGAGCCTGCCATTCGTTTCCAAAACTACCGCATTCCTTGTTGTGGGCTACCTCAGCATCCCGGCAATCGGTGTGGTATGTACCTGCCCAAAAATCGCCATCCCAATTGCCAGAGCAATTGAGGGCAGGCTGGCCTACCTCAATCCGGCGCTGGCAGCCCAAACATTGGCGGGCCTTGCGAACAGATTTTACCTGCGTCTCTCTGTAAAAACTCATCACGCACCCCCATGCTTGGCGAGGGCAGCGTCAATCATGGCAACGCGCCTCTCCCGGCTGTCTGAGGCGGGCGGTCGAAGCATGTCGCTGCGGTACTGGTGCAGGATGGTCACAAGCTCCACCAGATCGGTGGGCGCGGGAGGGTGGGCCGCTAGTGCGTCAACGTACTTGGTGCGCAGGTCTGACAATTCGCGATGCAGGCGATCAATCGTCCGCTGCATTGCCACCGGCTCGACCTCACCAGCGGGCGCGCTGGCGGTGCGGTGGCGGGCGAGCGCAGTTGCGACGGCCTCGCCAATTTGGCCCCACAGATCGGCTTCGGTGTGGTTGCCGCCAAGCAGGGGCCACAGTGCGTCCATGACAGCGCGCTCTTGCGTCACCTCAACCGGCGCAGGCGTGAACTGGTCTTCGTGGGCGGTGGTCATCGTAATCACCGGGCGGCTTATTGGGCCACCCGGCTCCCTTGGTGGAAAATCAGAAGTTCGGCGGGAGATCGTCGGTGAACTGGTCCCCGTGCTGCTCGTCGGTGCGGCCCTGTTCGAGTTCGGCAAACTCGGCGCGGCGGACGCGAAGGGCGTCATCGACGGCCTGCCACAGATCGGGGGCGGCCTGTGCGAGCGTGGCCAGCTTGGCGTGGCGGCTGTCGATAAAGGCGTCGAGCCTTTCCAGATCAGGCGCGCGGGCGATGGCGTCGAGCGTGGTTCGCGCGAACCTGGCCCAATCGGGCGCGGCGGCTGCAGGGGCTTCGATGGCCAGCGGGGACACTTCGATCCCGGCTTTCTTGCCCTTGGTCTTCATCACGACCACGACCGTTTTCTTGTCGATGTGGCTCATGTGGCTGATGCGAATGCCGCCCACGTTCAACCCGCCGAACGTCACGCCGTCATCGCGGTAGAGCGTCATCGACCGGCCAACGTAGTCAGCAGCGTTGCGGCCCCACACGGCCAGCAACACGCGGCGGATGGTCTTGCAGGGCTTGAACGGCTTGCCGTTGTCGCCTTCGTAGTGGATCGAAATGGGCTGGTCGCCATCATTGCCGGTCACGCGCGTCACGGTGATCGTGCGCGGGCTGCCGATCAGATCGTCGGTGTTGAGCTGGTCCGACTTCGCCTCGACAAAGCGGCTCATGTCCAGAATCTCGTTCACAGGATAATCTCCTCAATTTCGCGCCGCTCGGTCGCAATCACGGGGCGCATGTTCCGCAATGTGTGCTGGTACTGCTGCATGACTTCGGCCACGCGGTCGTTGAAGGCGAGCGCAGCGCTAAAGATCGCGTCCTGAATGTCGTCATCCGGCTCGACACGCTTCACAAACACCGGCAACCCGCCGCAGTACGATATGAAGTCAATCCACTTGCGGCCCGTCACCAGCAGCCCGGTTTGAAGCTGCAACACGTATTCTTCGGGCACTTCATTGGCCGCGATGGTCTGCACCTGGTACTTGCCGGCGCGGGACTTGCATTCGATCAGGCCATCGACGCCGACCAAGCCATCGGGGCTGTAACCGATGGTGAAGCCGCCAAAGTCGCGCGTGATGAAGCCGCATTCCTGCACCGGGGCGTAATGCTCGGCATAAGCGGCGCGGGCGTAAATCTCGTCCTCTTGGCCGCGCAACATGGCGTCCGACACGTACTGCGGTTCAACGTGCTGCGTGAGGCGCTGGAAAGCCAGTTCAAAGGCATGGGCGCGCGTCTTGTCGTTGTTCGCGGCCTTGAGCGTGGGCGTGAGAATGAGCTTCATCTCGCTGGCGGTGATCAGACCGCAACGCATCTGGAGCCATTCGTCTGAGCCCTGCACCACGGCGGGGTGATAAACCGGCGCGCTCACCGCCCCACCCCACGACGAGCCTTGAGCCAATCAGCCAGCCCGGCGCGCTTGCGACGTTCGGCCATCGTGTAGGCAGGGACGCGGATAAAGCCGCCATAAAGCGCGGGCATCAGGCGCGTGGCCTTCGCGGCGTAGCGGTCGTGCACAGTCATTCTCCCAAACATGCGAGAAACGGAAGCAGCGCGGCTGCTGCGAAGATCGCGAGGCCGGTCCAGCGGGTGGCCCAGAGGATGCGGAGGGTTTGCATTAGAACGCCTCCGGTCCAGTACGCCGCCCATCGGACACCGGCACATCCCATTCCGCCTCAAGCATCGTGCGGCGTTCCGGCGACATGGCGGCGAGGTGGCGGCGGGCTTCAATCACGTTGCGATGGCGAAGCTCGTAATCGGCTGCCTTGAGGCAAGCGGCGAGGGTGCGGGTTGCGCTGCTCATGCTGCCACCTGCACGTCTGCACTGCCATCACGCAGAAGCTGCACCGCGTCCGCCACCAATTCCCAGCCATCGTAAGCCGACGACCAAGCCAGCAACCGGCGCACAGCTTCCGGCGCGTAGATCGGGTCCAGTGCGTCGGCCCAATCAAGGAACAGGTCAGGGGTCGCCATGCACTGATCGACCGCGATGGCGTTGTAGGCGTCCTCGTTCATCCAGTCCGCGTCGAAGTCGGTCGTGGTGTTGAACTCGTTCCCGTCGAACGTGTAGCGGACGGTCACATCGCTGATCGTGCGCTCGGTGCGCGGGTGGCAGAAGTCCATCTCGGTGGTGAACGTCTTGCTGAAGGGGCTGGTGGTTTGCATCGGGGTGCCTCCTGCCGCTCTGTGCGGCTGATGACACCTGCTTAAATGCGCATACGCATATCGTCAAGCACAAAAATGCGGAGGCGCATAACTTATTTCTATCGCGTTTCTGGGCTGTAGGCGGCTTTTGCGCGCCGAATCAGTTGGGGATGATGGCCTTCACGCGCGAGGCCCATTCGATCTGGGCGTCTTCGATCACAGGCGCGTTTGTCGATACCAGGTGGTAGTGGCCGGGCTTCGATCCGCGCATGACACGCTTGATCAACGTCTTCCCGCCGACGAGCTTAACCACGCAAAGGCGGTTGAGCATGTCGCTTTCATCGGCCTGTTGGCCATCGGCGTAAATCAGTTTCCAGCCATTTTCGGCGGTCGGAAACAAGCTGTCACCACGTACTTCTACGGCAGCAGCTTTGCCGGTGATCCCATCTGGACGATCCGTAAATGTCACCGCGGCTCCTGCAAAAGTCTCAAACGGCAGGACTTCTGCCCCGGTGCCAACGTACCCTAGGACCGGAATATCCCTAAGCGAATATACGTCCATATTGGCGACACCTAGCAGGGCCTCGACCGTGACGCCTGCCATCTCGGCAAGCTGCAGGAGATGCCGGTGTTCTGGGTCCGCACCCTTCTCCCAGCGCGAGACGGTGCTTTGTGTGGATTGGAACAGGGCGGCGAACTCGCCTTGCGTCATCCCGTGCGCGAGGCGGATCGCTTTGATCTTTTCTGCGAGCGAATTGTTCATGCCGCCCGCATAACCCGCCGACGCATCATCGCCTAACGCGCTTAAGGATATGCGGGGTGTTGACATTATGCGTATGCGCATTTACGCATTGGGTCATGGACACGATCAAGACCATTCGCGAGGCCCTCGACGTTTCGCAAGCCGTGATGGCCGACATGCTCGGAATCCATCAGTCTACGCTTTCCAGACTGGAGAGCGGGGAAATCCCGACAAACAAGCGGACGCTGATCGCAGCGCAGTCATTGCTGTCGCATCCCAAGCAGGACGCAGCCGCATGATGGCCCTCCTCGCCATCTGGTGCATCGCCTCCGTCCCGCTGGGCATGGTGATCGGCCCTGCCATCAAGCGGGGGCAGGCGTGATCGACGATCAGTCCGAAGCGGGGAGTTGGGCCAAAGCCCTGCCCTACTGCCAGAACATCACCATCACCGAACACCCCGGCGACACACACCCATTTCCCCTTCGCCGGGAAACTGACGGGGAGGCAGTCAACACCGCTTCCCCGTCCCTTCAGACACCGGCCCCGCTCTCTCATCAAGCCGACAACCCCGGCGGCTTCGAGGCCCATCCTGCCAGCGTGGTCGCAAGCGCGTGCGGGTGCCGGAAATGCATTTCCAGCGCGCTCAAGGTTGGGAACGGGGTTTTTCATGGAGAGCGTAATGCATGATCCTGCGCGCCAAGTGCGCCCTGCAATTCATTCGAAAATGGACGTATCTGCCCGGCTGGTCGCTGGCTGGGCTCGCGTCATCGCCTGCACTGGCAAGGGTACGTTTGCCGACGCCATCGGGGTCGATGTCAAAACGGTTTCGCGCACCATGTCCGGTGAAAGCACGCCCGAACTGCACACCGTCATCAATTCGCTGCGGGCTGATCCGACTGCGCTGAATGAGGTGTTCGCGGCGGCTGGGTTTGAACTGCGCCCGGTCGGTCTTTGCGCGGCCAACGACATGGCGACGATTGGCGATCTCTCGCGGCTGACAACGCAATGGGTGGAAGCGCTGGCCGATGGTGTGCGCGATCACCGTGAGACTTGCGCGCTGGCGGATTCGATCCGTCCGCTGGTGCAGGCGTTGAACGCGATTGTGGGTGAGGCTGATCGGCATCGGGGTGTTGCGGCATGACGTACGCACAGACCATCACCTTCAGCAATGCCGACTTGCGCAAGGCTGACTTCGACCACTTCACGGCCATGCGCCGGGGAAGTGACATTCTGCGGGACAAGATCCGTGAAGCGCTTGGCATTGCGCCTTTGACGCCGCCGTGTTTCGTGCGCCGCGCGTACAAGGCCAAAGTTGACGACGCACCGTTGCCGCCGCCGCCGCCGCCGCGTGGTTTGCCCGCAACTGTCACCGAGATCATTGCGGCCATCGCTGAAGATATGGACATGACCGCTGGCGATCTGACCGGGCGCGCTCGGCAGCGCGAGGTTGTCGATGCGCGGAACCTTGCTTTTTACGTGCTGGTCAACCGTGGTTCTTCGACGGTTCAGGTCGGGAAATGGCTGGGCGGGCGCGATCACAGCACAGTCATTGCTGGGCTACGCAGCTTCGAAAAGCGCGCCACGCCTTACATGCGCAAGGTTGCAGCGCGGTGGTTGCCGCAAGGTGGTGACGCATGATGCCGCCCGCCGAAGAACCTCTCCGCGCGCTGCTGGCCAATGCCGAAGTGCTGGCGGAAAGTCTCGACAACGACCGCCGCCCACAATCCGCTGCGCTGATCCGTGAACTGATCAAGCGTGTCGTACCCATGAAGGTGGTGCGCTCGGGCGGCTCGCATCCGAAGCGGTTTGTGCCGACTGATCTGCCGCCGCTGCCGAAGCTCAAGCCGGGCGTCTGGTGCGCCCAGTGCGATAAGCTGGTGCTGCCTGCCGAGGTCGCCGCCTGCCGCAGCGACTTCTGCAAAGCGAAGGATGCCTAATGCCCGCCCCGCGCCGCGTCATCCCCGGACAGTTTGCGCCGTCTGCACCGACCCAACGCGACGGCATCATTGTGGCCGTGGACAAGGTGTCGAGTGCGCCGCTGCAAACACTCACCCCCGCGATGGTCGAAAGCATCGCTGCCTCGCATGTCAAACGGGGAACGCCTGCTTTTGAACGGCTGGTCGAGCGGCTTGGTGCGGTGGTCGCGCGCAGGAAGGCCAACGCATGAACTGGGCAGACCTCGAAACATCGCTGGCCGAAGATCCGCTATTCCGCGTGGAGCAACCGGACGGGCGCAAGGCTCTCACCGAACTGCACCGCGTGACGATGCTCCGCAAGCTGGTGCGGGAATGCGCGCCGGGCGTTTCGGTTCATGCCATCCCCAACGCAGGCAAGCGCGGCCCCAAGGCACAGCGCCAGGCCAAAGCAGAAGGCATGATGCCCGGCGTGTTCGACCTTTGCTTCACATGGTCCGGCGGCTGCGTCTGCTGGATTGAGATGAAGGGTTATGACGCTTCGGGCCGCGCCGGGAAGCTTTCCCAAGCGCAAGTGGACTGGGGCAATTCGCACTACCGCATGGGGCACGATGTGGCCTGTTTCTTCTCGCCGGAAAAGGCGCTTGATTGGCTGCGAGGCTGCGGCGCGCCGGTGATCGGGCAAAGACCATGACAGAAAAAGCATACATCATGTCCGCGCAATCTAGCTTGTTTGGTCAGGCTGATGTGATCGGCTTTGGGAACGATGCTTTTTGCGTCAAGGAAATTGGCCGCGACTTTGCAAACGGCGTAATCGTCGCCAACCACTACAGCCGGAAGTTCTATAGCGCCACCTACATTCACCTCGGCGTTTTTATCGCCGGTCAGTTCATGGGCGTTTTGCAGTTTGGCTACGCGATGAACCCGGCCAGCGGGGGAAGCGTGGTCGAGGGAACGCAGCTTGATGAGTATCTAGAACTTAACCGCATGTGGCTGGATGACATCGCGCCGCATTGTTCTGAAAGCCGTGCGTTGTCGTATGCGGTGAAGTTTATTCGCCGCAAATACCCCAAGATCAAATGGATACAGTCTTTCGCAGACGAACGTTGCGGGAAGTTTGGGTCGGTCTATCAGGCTGCGGGGTTTCGGTATTTTGGAGAACACACCGCGACTTTCTGGGAATTGGACGGCGTTGTTTATCACAACAGCCTGATGACTCGCGACCCTAAGCTGTCGAAGTCTGCGGCAGTGATCCAAGCGGGCAGGGACAGTGCTAAGTCTTATGACCTCCGCCAGTTCCGCTATCTGTATTTCATGGCTCCGCGCTTTGCGAAAGGCGTCAAGCTAAAAGAACAGCCTTTCCCCAAACCCCATGCGGCCCGTCAATGGGACGACACGGATCCAACCGTGCTGAGCGAGGTTCAATCCCTCGGGGCCGCTCCAATTTCAAGAGGTGCCGCATGAACGTCCGCGATGCCTTGCGCGCGGTTCTGCTGCGCATTGCCGCCATGCAACCGCCCGCCGAGCGCGCGGCGTATCTCGATATTCTGAGGAAGGACGGTTGGCTGTGAGCGAACCTGTGACGATTGGCCGCGCCACGCTCTACCTAGGCGACTGCCGGGATGTGCTGCCGACGCTGGGCAAGGTGGACGCGGTGGTTACGGACCCGCCTTATGGGATTGGTGAGGCAGCGGGTAAAGCCAAGACACGCAAGGGATTGGGGCCAACACGGGACTACGGAGACGACGATTGGGATAATGAACCAATCGCGCCCGAGATCATGGCTCAAGTGCGCGCGGCAGGCCGCTGGCAAATCATCTTTGGCGGAAATTATTATGACTGCCCCGCAGCAAAGTGCTGGCTGGTATGGGACAAGGTGAACGGTGATAACGACTTCGCTGATTGCGAATTGGCATGGACGAACCTGCCTAAAGCTGTGCGCCGTATAAGCTATATGTGGAACGGAATGCTGCGCGCTAATGGAGAGCAACGCGGCGATCATCCGACGCAAAAGCCCATAGGCGTGATGAAGTGGGCAATTGGCCATTTGCCAGCGCCCTGCGAAACCATCCTAGATCCCTTCATGGGCAGCGGCACAACCGGCGTTGCAGCCGTCCAGATGGGCCGCGACTTCATCGGGATCGAACGCGAACCCAAGTATTTCGACATTGCCTGCCAGCGCATCAAGCAAGCGCAGCGGCAGGGTGATCTCTTTATCGGGGGTGCAGCCGCATGAGCAGCCTCCCCATAACCGCCGCGCAATCATGGCACGGCCACCAGTTCACTTATTGCCGGGGCCAAGCGGACAGCCGCATCAAGACCGGCGAGGACTATCCTACGCGGAGCCTTAGCGCGCTCTGGACGATGGCACCGGACAACAAGCCGAAGTCCGCCGGGCTGGCTATGATCCCGTCAAGCTACTGCGACTTCGACGCGCGGTCACATGAGGCGCAACGGGCCAACGGTTCATTCGTCACGCTCGCGGCAGATATCGACGGCGGCAACCATAGCGGGGGCGCGATTCAGACCGCCGTGGAAGCCTTCACGGGCGGCGCAGCATGGCTGATCTACAGCAGCGCGCACAGCCGCCCCGGTGATACCCGCTGGCGCATCATCCTGCCGCTGGCCGAAGCCGTACCCTTTGCCACATGGTATGACGCACAGACGGCGCTGTTTACCTATCTGGACGCGCAGGGTATCAAGACAGACCGGGCTCTCTCTCGTGCCGGCCAGCTCGTCTATCTCCCGAACGTGCCGCACGCGCACAAGACCGGCACGCCGCTACGGGACGAGCACGGCCAGCCCCTGCACTTCGAACGCCGCGGCACCATGGACGCGCCGGGCCTCGATCTGGGCGCTGGGACCATCGCGGAAGGTATCGCCGCCCTACGCCGCCAGCGCGCCGCCGATGAACAGGAACGCGCCAAGCTCAAGGCCGAAGCCGAACGCCGCCGCGCCGCGCGACCCGCTGGCAATCAAGGCTCGCTGATCGATGACTTCAACGCGGCAAACACCATTGCCGACATGCTGGCGATGTGCGGCTACACGCAATGCCCGCGCCATGACGAGGATTGGCGCAGTCCGCAGCAGACCGGCGAAACCTATGCAACCCGCGTCATGGGTTCGAAGTGGGTCAGCCTGTCGGGCAGTGACGCGGCTTCCGGGCTTGGCGAGAAGTGCGCGGCGGGCTGCTACGGCGATGCCTTCGATCTGTTCGCGCATTACAAGCACGGCGGCGACCGCAGGGCAGCGCTGCGCCAGCTTGGGGCCGAACGCCGCTCGGACAACGTGACCTACCCGCCGCAGTTTCACGCAGAGCCGCCTGAGTGGATGGCAGAGGCACCGATGCCGGAAGCGGACGATCTGGGTCCGTGGGAAGCGGATTATGAGGCGGGCGCCGATTATCTGGAACTTGCGGGGGTGGTGCCTGAGCCAACCGACGCGCTGCAGGTGGTCGACGCCTTCGACTTCAACGAAGCGGACATTCCCACGCGCCCATGGATCATCCCCGGCATTATGCTTTCAGGCTACACGCATATGCTTGCCGCGCCGGGTGGTTCGGGCAAGTCGCTGTTCACCCTGCAAGTCGCCATTGCATTGGCGCGCGGCGAGGCATGGGGCGAGATCAAACCGCGCCGCAAAGCCCGCACGCTGGTCATCAATGTCGAGGATGATATCCACGAGCAGCGCCGCCGCTTGGCTGCTGCGCGCCGTGTCATGAATGCGCCGGTCGATGATTTGCGCGGCATGGTGCACCTCGTCACCGATACCGACGGTATCATCGTGGCGGGCTTTGATGAGGCGCGCCGCGTCATGACGGCCAAGCCCATTGTGCCGGTGCTGGTAGACTACATCCGCCGCAATGAAATCGACGTGCTGATCGTGGACCCGTTCACCGAGACGTTCGAAGGCGACGAGAACGACAACAGCGAAGTCAAATGGGCCATGCGCATCTGGCGCGACGAGATCGCCCGCGCGACCGGCTGCGTGGTCTACCTGGTGCACCACACGACCAAGTATGCCGCGAACGGCGCGGGCGATGCCAATGTCGTGCGCGGCGCTGGCGCGATTGTGAACAGCACCCGCATCAGCGCCACCCTCATGCCCATGACGCAGGAAGAAGCGGCGGCGATAGGTATCGAGGAAGCCGACCGGCACCTGTACGTGCGGTACGACGACGCGAAGGCCAATCAGTCGCTCAAGTCGGGCCGTGCGCGCTGGTTCCAAAAGCAGAGCGTCACGCTGGCTAACGGAGACGACGAACACCCTGCGGACGAGGTGGGCGCGCTTATGCCGTGGAACCCGCCGGGGATGCTTGACGGGGTGTCCCTGCATTCGATCAACGCCGTGCTGGACCGGATCGATGCCGGGCTTCTTGACGCGCACGGGGCCCCGCTTGGCAGCCGCTATACTGCCTCGGCGCGCGGCGGGACGAAGGAAAGCGGACGCTGGGCCGGATGCGTTTTGATCGATCAGCTTGGCATGAAAGAGGCGCAGGCTTCGGCGCTGGTCAAGACATGGATCAAGAACGGCGTGCTGGTCGAAAAGCCCTATCACGACGCTGCGCAGCGCAAGGAACGAACCGGCCTTTTCGCACCTGAAAATGCCCGCCCGGGGGCCGCGAAATGAGTGCGCCAAATCAAAAATCTTATGGCGCAGATTTGGCGCGCTTTTTTGCGCCAAATAATCCGGAAGCCCTAAAGGGAAACCATTTGGCGCAAATGCGCGCTAAATCGCGCGCCATTTGGCGCACAAATGGCGCGTTTCCCTTTCGTAGGGCCTTCCGGCAAGCTTCGGGACAAGGCCGTATGACCGACATTTTCCACGACCTCACCGGCGCATGGAGCAAGGCAACCGCAGACCTGATCCGCGATGCCTGGATCACCAAACGCGACGGCACCGATCCCGAACCCATCCGCCAAGCCTACCGCGCCACACACCACCAAGGGCTGCGGGACACGCTGGCGACGATCATGACGGGAGGCGGCAAGTGACCCTCCGCGACTTCCTCCGCATCAACTTCGGCTGGGACATCTACGATTGGGAACCCGGCGAGATTCAGTTTTGAGACAGGGAGCAATGACGATGGCACGCAAGACCAAGCGCAAGACCGTTGAGGCCAAGGACTACATCCGGCCCACACCTGAGCAAATGGAAAAGGCGGAGTACGTGAGCGCAGGCATGGCCTATCGCCGCGTCCCTGTGATCGTCACGCTGGCCGATACGGGCAAGCTGACACAGCGCCAGTTCGATGGCCTCACCAGGTATCGCGACGTTGCCATTGCGGACGAGCGCTCCCTGATCCGCGACAGCATTGGCAAGATGCTCGACGGCATGATCGGCGGCGGCACTGGCGGCGCAAGTCTCTCGACCACCCGCAACGCTATCGAACTTGGGTATCTCGAACGCGAGCTTGGAGCCCTTGCCGATATTGCCCGTGCGGTGGCCGTAGAGGACGTTTCCCTAGCGCAGTGGGCCATGAAGCAGGGAGGGAGCCTTTCGCGCCACAAGAGCATCGGGCGGGCTGTGGTGACATGGTTCGAGCCGCGCCGGAAGTTTGCCGACATTGCGCTGATGGAGATTCGCATGGCAGGGGAGCGTTTGGCGGCGGCTATCGGCGCATGAAACGCTTTCGCACGTTCGCCAAGCTGCGCATCCTTCAGCTTGCCCAGCGCAAGGAACCGGAGGAACCGAAGCCCAAACCACGGCGGCGCAAAAGGGTGTTGTCTGTTCGGAGTGAGGCGGGGAAATAATTTGCCCAGCGTGCATTTTGTGCTTGCAGGGTAGGGCAAAATGTCTCATAAGGGAGTCACACCAAGGGGCAATGCCCCGCCTCACAAAGGAAACGGAAATGGCCATCAAGTTCAACAAGCACAACGTCACCAATGGCAGCGACAAGGCTCGCGTTACGTATTCCGCTTTCAAGATGGTTTCGACTGGCGAGGATTGCGTTACGATCTACGCCAAGGACTTCCAGAGCGGGCGCGCCCTCGACTTCATCTTTGCTGATGGCTACGAAAACGAAACCGACAGCCAAACCGATTATTTTGAAAAAGGGCGTGTGCGCATCCGCGCTGGCCACCCTCTCTACGCCGCCGCATATGAACGCGCCGCCTTGAACGGAAACGCATGACCCCCGCCCGCATCCGCACAATCCGCCAGCAGGCCGGTCTATCCCAGACCGGTCTAGCTGCGCTTCTCCGCATAGCTGACCTTCGCACGATCCGACGCTGGGAAAAGGGCGAGATACCCATCAGCGGCCCCGCTTCGATCGTGCTTGAGTTGCTGGAAAGCGGCGAACTGCCGGAGCGTTTCAAACCCTCTTGACCATTTTACGTGATCGTGTAGACAAATCGCTATAGGTGCGAATTGCGCCTTGGGGGCTGGCCGTTTGGTTGGCCCTTTTGCGTTTGGGGCTGTGGCACAATGACCGAGCAAGAGATTGCCGACATTTGCAGCCAGCTTGCGGAGGGTAAATCGCTTCGCGCCATCTGCCGTGAAATGGGCAAGGCGGAAAGTTCGGTTCGGTATTGGCTGCACAAGGACGAGCGAGCATTCGCGCATTCCGCGCGTGCGCGCGAACTGGGCTGCGATGCTCTGGCGGATGAATGCCTAGAGATTGCTGACAAGCCTTCGGTTGACCCTGTGGCGGCGGCGGACAAGCGCATTCGCATCGACACGCGGCTGCGGCTGATTGGCAAGTGGTCGCAGCGCTATTCGGACAAGGTGACGGTCAAGAGCGAAAGCACGGTGACGCACAAGCATGACCTCAGCAACCTCAGCACTGCCGAGCTTGAGCAGCTTGAATCCATCCTTGCCAAGTCTGAGCGAAGTGCGGGCAGCGCTGGCGAGGCGGTCGCTCCTTCGCTTCACTGAGTACACCAACCCGGCCTATGTCTCCGCTGGCCACCACAAGCTGATTGCCGAAAAGCTGGAGGCTGTAGAGCGCGGCGAGATCGACCGGCTGATGATCTTCATGCCGCCGCGTCATGGCAAATCAGAGCTGGCCTCGAAGCGGTTCCCGGCGTGGTGTCTGGGCCGCAATCCGAAGCGCCAGATCATCGCGGCGAGCTACAACAGCGACCTTGCCAACGACTTCGGGCGCAACGTGCGCAACATCGTGGCAGAACCGGAGTTCGGGCAAGTGTTCCCGGGCGTTGGCCTTGCGGCTGACAGCCAGGCGGCGAACCGGATGAACACAAACCACGGCGGGGCTTATGTGGCTGCCGGTGTGGGCACGGCAGTAACCGGGCGCGGTGCTGACATCGCGCTGATTGATGACCCGTTCAAGGATCGGGAAGAGGCAGACAGCGAGCGCCGCCGCGATCTGGTGTGGGATTGGTATCGCTCGACGCTCTACACCCGCCTGATGCCTGGCGGTGCCATCGTGCTGATCCAGACGCGATGGCACGAGGATGACCTTGCAGGGCGCTTGCTGGAGCATGATCGGGGGCAATGGGAGGTTCTGGAGCTTCCGGCGATCAACGTCTCTGGTGAGGCTCTCTGGCCGGAATGGTATGACATCGAGGCGTTGGGGCGGATCAAGGCGACAATCGGCCCGCGTGAATGGTCGGCGCTGTACCAGCAGAAGCCGCAACCAGACGAAGGCACGTTTTTCCGGCGCG